GTGTGCCTGTTAACAAATTGGCATTTGCTATACTAGCACGACTACCGTTGTTGGCATCAGGTGTAATACGTCTTTGATAACCTGCGTCAAATTCATCAAATGCATCAAACTGTCTAGTCTGTGCCAAATCAGGCACTGTGGTAGATAAACCACTGATCACTGGCAATCTCACGCATTGTGCGCTGACACCACTGGTGGTGCTGACCACTACCACATAATCCCAACCTGTGCTAGGTGTAGTGCTGTTGCCTCCTGAACCATTTAGGTCTCTTAGAATCTTTTTGCCACTGGCTGGATTGTAGACAGCAAACAACAATTGAGCCTGAGCCGTGGCACTAGCAGTGGGCACTTGATAAGATGGATTAAACTCTTGATGATCTATAGGTCCTCGAAGATTTACCAACACATTGCCATTGGCCAATGTTGTGGCATTAGTGCCTGGGACGACATCTACATATTCCCAACGACCATAGTTATAATATTTTGCAAAATTGTTGGTAATGGTGCCATAAGGTCCACCAGTGTTGCTACGACGATAAATTCTAACACCAGTTAATCCTACCACATGACTGACATTGTATTCTAATTCAAAATACACATTGTTGGGTGTGCGATCTGTGGTGCCTGCTTTAAACACTTTGCGCCATAGTTTTATTGAAGGTAAAGGATCAGTGGTGGCAAACGGAGTTGTTTGAATTGTGCTGACATCACTGGTGCTGATGTTTTCTACTCTAAAACGGCTAATCCAATCACCACCGCTGGGATAATCTAAACTGGTTTGACGATTGTGTAAACGACCACGCATCAACACACTGGTAAATGCTTCTGTTTTTGCGCTGGAATATCTCACCACAGGAGTCAACACATATTGATATTCTTCATCATAGACAGTGGGGTGTTCAATGTCATAGACTCCAGGATCACTTTGACTTACTGGCAAATAATCATCAGTCTCAAATTCGCCAGCATCACCGCCACTAAGTGGAACTCTGCGACTGCGAACACGCACACCATACCAATTCAATAAATTGCTGGCATCAGGTGGATTGATACGCCAAATAATTTGATTCGGACCATTACCCAACAAAGCCTTTGCAGTGACGACATTGATGGTCATGTCTCTGGCATCCACCACACTGCCTGGCAGTTCTAATGGTGGTTGAAATGCGTCACTGGTTTCACGCAGAGCCTGCACAGGTGAACCACTGTTATTACCATAACCAAACACTACTGCATTGGTGTTGTTTTCTATGTCAGCATTTACAAATCTAATCTGTTGTGTGCCTTCAGTGTCATCAGTATAGATCCAACGAAACACAAAATCAAAATTATCACTGGCGTTGTCTCCTGCGGGATAGGTTCGCACACCAAGATCCAAGAATGGAGTAAAAGTATAGGCCTGGCCTGGAAAATAACCACCATCCCATAGATATACACTGGTTTTGTAGCCAGTGGCTGAGGCTAATTTGTAATAAATCTTAACACCTTTAATCTGATTGGTAAAAGCACTGGCATTGATGTCTTGAGTTATAATAATTTCTAGTCCACGGTCTGATGTAGGCACGCCTGGACTTGCATAAGTTGGACGGGCTTGTATAAAATCAAACAATGTATCCTTGCGTGTAGGATCTGGAGTGGTGTTAGGAGGAGCCCAACCACCTTGCACAATTTCTTCAAAGTCTTCAGGATCTTCTGTGCTGACAGCACCACTGACATTTAATGAAAACTTTGTTATTACTGTGCTACTGTTACCGTTTTCGTATTTTACTCTAGCAATTACTTGATAAGGTGTGCGACCTTTTAACAAGTTAGAAAATTTGTGTGTGACTAATCTGCCAGTGCCAGATTTTGTAGTGCTGGTAGCAGTTTGATACACTGTTTCAGTTGAGATGTTTCTCTTGAACCAAAAATCTACGCCAGCATAACTTGGACTGTCAGGTTGTATCCAACTTATTGTAGCCGATACTGTGTTGTTTTCTACAACATAATCAGCACGATCTATCTGTATGTAATGATTGAATACTTCTACTACCGCTGGTGGTGGAGGTGGTGGAACAGTGACAGGATTAGTATTCTGTTCACCGTTCTGATCACCATTACCACCGCCTGTTGAACCAGTTGGGTCCGTTGCTCCCGGGGGGTCTAATGGGCTTGTAATTGGCACACCGCCAATGTAAGCAAAACTTGGTGGATAAAGACTTAGGTCAATATTTGTGTAAGGATATATGATGCTTTCGTAACGTGGAATAAATGGCGGCACAATAATGTCACGCTCACCAGCACGAGTATGTGGATAGATTGTATCTGGATTCAACACACACCCTAGATCATAGGTCATGTCATCATTGCCTTTGATGCTGATGATGCGCCAAGGAATTGCTTCTGGTCCGAGTTCAAAGTTCAATGTGTTGCCCTGAACTTGTATGTTATCACCAGGCTCTAGTTCCATGGCTTGACTGGTAACTTTGATGTTTAATGTTTCTTGATAGCGGCTTTTGAAGAACAACAAGCGAGCCATATCATAGGCCATGGCATAGTTTGTAATCGTAGGGAATGTTGTTGATCCTTTGTTTACACGACCACCATCTTGGACTTGATAACTTAATCGCTCTGCTTCAGTTACTGGATACACTACTGTGTTAGTTGCCCATTTATTCAATGGATCTACATAGGTAACTTCGTATTCACTGTAAACACTGTCTCTAGGCACACCGCCCCATGAAATATCACCTACAATGTTGTCACTGGTAAATGTCTGCGCCACAGTTGCGGCACCACTGGTAATATCATTGGGATTGCCAGCATCTTCTACTTTTAATTTGTAAGTGCCCTGCACATATGGCAAATAACTGCGACATCCCTGCAATATAGTTTTGACATTGCTCATCAATGTAGCACCAGTGTCCAAAACCATGTTTGTGGTCAAGATTGGACCCTTAACGCCATTGACATAGGTAACATCTGTGTTGTATTTGTCACGGGCCGTTTGAAAACTACTCCAATCAATTTCTGTGTTGCTGAGTCCTTTGCCATAGAAAGGATGACGCAGATAGTCCAGCAATATTTCTGCTGGGTTTGTTGAATAACGCTCACGGCCATCATTGACATCAGTATACCAATCACGACTTTGTGCAGTGCCGTCTATGGGCAGGACTCTGCGCCCTAGTAAATTAACTTTAATGCTAGGGATGCTGCCTGAGAATGGATTGTTGTTGGATTCGTCTTGTGTGGTGACCTGCAACCACTCATAGCGCACAAATAATGTGGCAAGTCCGTTGTAAGCATCTGTAGCACGCCATCCAGGTGCTTCTTTCATAAAAGCATATTCGCCTACTGGTGAACTGTCAGCATTGGCACCATATTGCTTGCCATACCAAAACTGCATCTTTACACGATTTTTATACTTGCCAGTGGTTAGATTAACTTCTTCGCCTCTGTTCAATGCACCTATGACTTCTGGGCTGGTAATGTCATTGTCATCAATGAACACACTGTGAACGCCTTCTACTGGGCCTTCACTTAACACATAAGCAACCCATAGGTATTTGTTTTTGTCTGCACCTGTGGTGGCAAATGTAATAACACCGCCTACTTGACGAAAGCCATAGACCACAGGTATGTTTTCTGAGCCACCACCACGCTTGGTTATGACAACACCTTCTTCACGAGCCGCATTGCCTCCACCATCATTGGGAACACCAAATGCTCCAAGGAATGGTTTTAACACAAAGTCCATGACCTTGTTGACTAACTTGTCTCCTGCTTTGGTCATGCCAAGGCCAAAGCCTATGGCAGCACCCATTGGGCCACCAACAAAGAAGCCTACTACGCCACCAATGATACCACTAAAGATTTTACCCATTGATCAATTCCTTGTTCATTAACAACATTGGAGTGAAACCCAAGTGTTCAAATAATGTTCGTGTTCTGTCTATGTCTATGCCTATGTCGCCACCAGTAATGCTGGTAGCCCCACGATGTCTGGCCCACTCTTCAAACTTTTTCATCAGCAGTCTAAAGTTGTCCATGTTTCTATGACTATCTAACAAAAAGATAAAGTCAATGTTGGCACTGAGTATTTCATGATTCCAAGGTTGAGGAATTAGTGTGCCAGCAATAAAGCCTACTATGCGTTGTCCATCATAGATGTTGAACCAACAATGTTCAGCACGACTGGCACGAGCCTTGATGGTCTTAATTACTGAATTCTCATCGTATTCCAGTTCTATGTGAGGTAAACTTTCAATGGCTCGATCTCTGTAATAGTTAAAACAGATTACAGTTGAATCAAACTCATTAACATACATTTCTCTTACAATCATAAACGGCCCCAGCGGTATTCAGAGTTGGCAACAATGCCAGCCTTTTCTAAACTTGTATCATACTTAACACCTTGCATGAGCCAGTTACTCTCGTTATTGGTTTTACGTCCTGCTGTTCTTTCAAAGTCAGCAAAGATACTGGAGCAGTCAATGCTCACTGTGGCAGTCCTTGCACTTTCTACAGCACTGAAATTATAGATCTGACCATCAAACACCATTATAGGTGAATTGATAATTTGCCCTGTGGTCTTAGAAAGGAATGCTTTCCATACCACAACACGACTGCCTTGTATGTAATTGTTCAACAACAATGTTGTGGCACCCGTATCTAATGCACTGAACACAATGGTAAATTTGCCGACCTTAACATCAATGTTTTCTTCAGTGGTGTTAAAGCCTATGAATTGACCTTGACTGGTGTAAGTGTTGACACCTGCTGTGGGTGCTGTGGGACTATCGTATTCAATGTCATAGCCACCATTGCAAGCATAAAATCCTGAGCCAGCAATGTGCAGTTCTACTAGGTCTACACTAAAGAAACTGTCACTGTAAAAAGCATCACGGGTAGTGGTTGGATATGTTTTCATTACCAGACTTCTCTAAAACTTACTTCAATATTGGTCATGCCACCATTAGCCACTGTAAATTCATCTACATCTTGATCAAGTATAACTGTGAATGGCACTGCGTTGATTGTCAGCACTTCATCTACCACAACATTGGCTACAAGTTTAGCACTGAAATAAAGTGTTGCTTCGCCAGTGCTAGGATCACTAGTAACATCATCTGTGACCATGTAGACTTTACTGTGATTAGCAAACTTAAAAAAATCACCAGCCTTAAAAATAGCCTTGTTGTTGCCTAAACCTTTTAATGTTACACTGGCAGCGCCTTTACTGGCAGCAGTCTTAACTTTGGCATTGCCTACTGCTTGTGCAAAATCAGCGGCTTTGTTGTAACTGATCCTAGGCAACACAATTTGAAAACTTTCTACTTGACCATATTGCTTGGCCACAAAACTTGTCACAGCGGCTGCTTGCGTGGGTGTTAGACTGGCATACTTGCCAGCAAAACTGTAATAACTTACACCAAAGCCACTACGGCGTTTGCGTCCATTGACTGTTTCTGTTGTCTGCACTGGTGTGTTGATTTTAAAATCAACACTGGTAAATTCTGGGCTACTTGGATATGTTCCACTCATTTTATTATCCTCTTCTTCCTGATTCTAACATGGCATCGCTGATTACACTGCGGATCAATCCTCTGCGACTTAATAGTAAGTCATCAAAGCCAGCAGTGTCATTGGCCACAATGTTGAATGTAACATTAACTGGCCCACCTCCGCCACCTAAACTATCTAATCTATCTATTCTTCCAGTAGTCGATGGGGTAAAGATCTCTGGAGAAGTTTCTCCTACAATGTAACTCTGACCAGCCATAACTGGACCACCTAATTGACGTCCACTATAATTTTGACTGCGAATCTGTGCTACCTGTGCAAGACCCATGGTCACTGCGGCGCCTGCGGCAATTAGACTGAATGGGAATGGATAACTGGCCATGGCTTTTGTAGCCGCCATGTAGGTGTTCATGATAGCGTTGGCAATGTTAAATGCCTTGGCTGCTTCAAATGCTTTCCTATTCTGTGCGCCCAATGCCGAGAACATCTGACCTGCTTGCTCTAACGCAAACTGACTTTTTTCCATTTCAGATTTCATTTGGAATCTAGCAGATTCTTGTGCAATTTGCTTTTGTGTTTCATAGCCAAAGATACTGGCTTTTTGTGATTGCAATTCAAATTGCTTGGTGCGCTCAAACATCTCTTGGCGTGCCTGCATGATAGAACTATTGGCTTGAACTTCAGCACTGACTCTTGCAGTTTGATATTGTTGTTCAGAAATAAGTTGTTGATCCTTGAGAACCTGCAGACCTTCTAACAATGTAGCATTTTGTGTTTCGGCTGCTCTAATTGGATCTAGTTGACCTAATTGTCCAGCGGCTGCGGCACCTGCGGCTAATCCACCTAGTGGTTGGTTTACACCTTCTACAGCAGATTTAATTTGTTTTAGAAGATCAAGACGCTTTCTGTTTTGTTCAGTGATTGCAATTTCTTTAGATAAGTCATCACTGATTCGATAACCTAAAGTTTGTTGAACACTTAGTATTTGTTGTTTAATATCAAGTTCAACACTGCTATTGGTCAACATGTTCTGCTGAAAGTCATTCAGTAAATTCTGTGCATTAACATTGTCTCTCTTAATTTTTACAGTATCTTGTTGAACTCTTAATTCAACTTCAGCACGAGCAAGGGCTATCTGACTCTTTTCAGAAAGTGTAGTTCCATACTGAACTCTTAATCTATCGAAGATTAAAAGTCCTTGTGCCGCGCGACTATCTTTTTCTTTTAATGCTAGTTTCTGCGCTTCAATAGAAATTAAATCACTTTGTGCTTGGAACACTGCTTCTGCATTTTGTCTTTGTGCAATGGCAGCACGAATATCTGCGGCTGCTCGTGTATTCTTAATTTTATCGTAGGTTACTTTTTGTTCTCTAGCAAAATCAGCAACTGCTTTTTCTTGCTCTGCTCGTTGTTTGCCCAGACCAATCATAGAACTCATCAAACGAGTCTGTTCTGTGAATGTGGCTGCACTTTCTCTTAAAGCCTTTTGA